CAAAATGTTTGATGGTCGTGCTGGTGAAAAACTTACAAGAAAAGACATTGCAGATATCGGTAATCTAATCGGTGTCTGTGTTGTCTCTGGAAATGTTCGCCGTTCTGCTGAACTTCTTATTGGCCGACACGATGATGAGCAATTCTTAAATCTTAAGAATTCAGAAGTTTTTCCAGATAGAAATTCATATGATCCAGAAAATCCGGGTTGGGCTTGGATGAGTAATAACTCTGTAGAAACCTTTGTTGGTAATGATTTATCTCATCTAGTAGAAAACATTGCTCTTAATGGTGAGCCGGGTGTTATATGGCTTGATATGTCCAGAAAGTATGGTCGCCTAATTGATCCTCCAAATAACAAAGATTGGCGTGTTGCTGGATACAACCCTTGTGCTGAACAGTCACTTGAATCCTATGAGTGCTGTACGCTCGTTGAGACCTATTTAAATCGCCATGATTCACTTGAAGACTATAAGCGTACTTTAAAGTTTGCATACCTCTACGCAAAAACAGTGACTCTTCTTCCAACACATTGGGAAAAGACAAATGCGATTATGCAACGCAATCGCCGTATCGGAACATCAATGTCAGGTATTGCCAACTTTGCTGATATTCACGGCATCCCTGTTCTTCGTGAATGGATGGATAGTGGATATGATGTTATTAAGAGATATGACAATATCTATTCTGAATGGTTTGGTATTCGTGAATCAATCAAGATGACAACCGTTAAGCCTTCTGGAACAGTTTCAATTCTTGCTGGTGAATCACCAGGGGTTCACTGGACTCCGGGTGGAGAATATTTCCTTCGTGCAATTCGTTTTGCAAATGATGACCCAATGCTTCCGTTGTTCAAAATGGCAAACTATCGAGTAGAGCCAGCTTCTGAGTCTCCAGACACAACAAGTGTTGTTTTCTTCCCTATCAAGTCTGATGCAAAGCGTTCTGAAAAGGATGTGACAATCTTTGAAAAGATGGCTATTGCATCAGTCGCTCAGAGGTATTGGTCTGATAACTCAGTTTCAGTAACAATCTCGTTTGATTCAGATACTGAGAAACAGTACATTGGAACTGTTCTTCACATGTATGACGGTCAGTTAAAAACTGTTTCATTCTTGCCTCAAGGAAACTTTACTTATCCGCAGATGCCTTATACGCAAATCACAGAAGATGAGTATCGTGAAAATGGGTTGATGAAATTATTCCCAATTGATTTTGCCGGTGTCTATGCAGGAATGGCAGCAGATGCTGTTGGAGAAAGTTATTGCACCACTGATGCTTGTGAGATTAAACTCATTAAGGACAATTCTTGATACATTTCTAATAAAAATGTACAGAGCATGTAGATAAAATATAAAAATTGATGTAGAATTGTACACATATGAGTTCGGATATGATTAAAAGTAAAAACATTTGGGTTCCTGAGAGAACTTTTGGTGTTTGCATTTGGATTAAAGAAGATGGTCTTCCATTGACCGATGGTGATGGAGTTTTGTCAGCAGAAGGTCTTGTTGACGATCCTGCAATTGAGAAAAGAGTTGCTGAAGCTGCAAAATATTGGACTGGGAGCGAAGTAGGTCATGTCAAATGGATTCCAGGAGCGAGAAAAATTTCTGCTTCTGAAAGGGATGACCAAGCAGAGCGTCTTGCAAACGGCCTTGTTGCTGATCCATATGAAGATATGTTAGATGAGTATTTTAAGAGGTAAGTAATATGGAAAATCGTATGACTCATGTTGAAAATGAACAATATGAAGAAATTGAGGATATTTCTTATATCTCTCATAACTCAAAAGAAGAATCAATTGATCCTTTTTCATTTATTAAGATAGATAGTTTATCTCCAAAAATGAAAAGAAAAGCATTGAGGCTTCAAAAAAGACAAGAAGGCGAAGATGGTACGAAATCTAAGTACCTTGACCCAGAAGTTATTAATGGATATTCGTTATGGGATATTGTTAATCCGCCATACGATTTAGACAATCTTGCAAGACTTTATGATCAAAGCGCTATTCACTATGCATCAATTAATGCAAGAGTGATGAATACCGTTGGTCTTGGATATGAATTTACTGAAACTCTTAAATCTAGAAGAAAGATTGAAAAAGCTCAAGACAATCCGGCAAAACTAGAAAGAACACGAAAAGAACTTCAAGATCTTCGTGAAGAACTTGATGAATTGTTTGAAAGTTTCAATATTGAAGAAACACTTATTGAAACAATGATTCGTGTATGGCAAGATTGCCTAACCGTAGGTAATGGCTATTTAGAGGTTGGAAGAAACAACGCTGGAAAGATTGGTTATATCGGTCATATTCCAGCGACAATGATCCGTGTTAGAAGAAAGCGTGATGGTTTCGTTCAGTTATCAAGAGCAAATAAAATTCAAGCAGTATTTTTTAGAAACTTTCAAGATCTAGAAATGCAAGATCCTATCAATGGAGATCCTTCTCCTAATGAGGTTATTCATTTCAAGATGTATTCTCCAAACAGCACATATTATGGAATCCCCCCTGCTGTTTCCGCTGCTGCGGCAATTATTGGAGATAAATTTGCTAAAGAATACAATATTGATTATTTCGAGAACAAAGCTATTCCTAGATATGCAATTATTCTTAAAGGTGCAAAATTAAGTAATAAGTCAAAAATGGAACTTGTTAATTATTTTAGAACCGAAGTTAAGGGTCGTAATCATGGAACATTGGTTGTTCCAATTCCATCAAATATTGGAAGTGATTCTGATATTAAATTTGAAAAACTAGAAGCAGGCGTTCAGGATGCTTCTTTCGATAAATATCGTAAATCCAACCGTGATGAAATCCTTATTGCAAACAGAGTTCCAGCACCAAAAGTCGGTGTTTACGATAACGCAAACTTGGCTGTCTCTAGAGATGCGGATAAGACATTTAAAATTCAAGTAATTGGACCTGATCAAGCTGTTATTGAAAAGAAAATTAATAGACTTCTCAGCGAGTTTACAGACATGCTTCAGTTTAAGTTGAAGAAGATTGACTTGCTTGACGAAGATATGGAGTCAAGAATCTACGACAGATACTTGAGAACAGAAGTCGTAAGTCCAAATGAGGTTCGTGCAAAAATTGGTCTACCAGAAAAATCTGGTGGAGATGAGGTTTTGCCATTCCCAACAAAAGTTAAAAAAGAAGACTCTGCTGGGGCACCAGTCGGAAATTCTAATAATGCTGCAAGCAATCCACCAAAATCAAGAGCAGATTCAGGCGCAGAGCCTACTGGATCAAGAGAAAGTGGAGATCAAGCAGAGAGAGGTCAGAATCAAGATTCTGGCGACAATGTAGATACCACAAAGGTATTTGAAGGAGAAAATAATGAGTGATCAAACTTTAGTCTACTCAGACACAAGCGTTACGAGCACTGACAATGTTGTTAGTATTGGAAGACACACCTCTTCTATTAAATTCTATAATGCTAGTAATACAACAGATGCTGTTATTGAAATCAATGGAGGACCATTAAGAGTTTTAATCCCATCAACTGCTGAAGGCAATGCTGGCTATGTTGAACTTTATGGAGATTATACAAAATTTCAAGTAATCACATCTGGTGTAACAATTGCTGTTATGGCTTTTGGTTAAAAACAAAAAAAATAGTGTATAATTATTAATTACGAGGTCTTTATGGAAAATTTTAATTTATCTTTCCCAATTGACATGATCAAGAAAGAGGAAAGAATTGTTAGTGGTATTGCTACTGCTGACAATATTGATAAATCAGGAGATATTGTTGAATTTGGTGCGTCTCTTGAGGCATTTAAAAATTGGGGTGGAAACATCAGAGAAATGCATGCACCAATTGCTGTCGGTAAAGCTATTAGCTATGAACCTGTAGAGATCACAGGTGAAGACGGTGAAAAGTATAAGGCTATTAAAGTTAATGCTTATATTTCAAAAGGTGCTCAAAGCACTTGGGAAAAAATTCTTGATGGAACCCTTAAGGCTTTTTCTATTGGCGGTAAGATTATTGAAAAAGCAGAGTCTACAGAAAAAATGTTTAGAGGTAAACCAGCTAATATCATTAAAAAATATACTTTAGGAGAACTTAGTTTAGTAGACAATCCAGCGAATGCCCTTGCTATTGTCGACATTGTGAAAATGGATATTGATGGCAATCTTGATTACATCCTTGATTTAATTGAAGATTTAGACTTTGATTTAGAAAAAGCAAAGCAACCACTTAAAGATCCAAAAGGTGGTCTTACTGCTGCAGGTCGTAGACATTTTAAGCAAACAGAGGGTGCAAATCTTAAACCAGGAGTAAAAGGTCCGGCAGACACTCCAGAGAAGATGAGAAGGAAAGGTTCTTTCTTAACAAGATTTTTCACCAACCCTTCTGGTCCTATGAAGAAGCCAAACGGTGAACCAACAAGATTGGCTTTATCCGCTGCTGCTTGGGGAGAGCCTGTTCCTCAAAATATGCAAGATGCTGCAGCGCTTGCTGCCAAAGGGCGCAGACTTCTGGAAAGATATGAAAATACTAAGAAAAAGTCTGTAGAAATTGAGATGGAAAAAGAGGGAGAGGTAACAACATCTGGTATGGGTTCAGGTATTAAAAACCCAGAACAAGGTAATCGTTTTGCAACTCCAACAATTCCAGGTAAGAAAAAGAAAAAAGAAATTAAAAAAGAAGATTCTAATTTCTTAAATGATCTAATTTCATTTGTTGATGAAATAGAAAAAGGACAACTTAATACAGAAGTTGTTGAATTGGAGGATAATTCATTGCAAAATGATGTAAACTATGATAAGGTCTTTAACATGAATGAACAAGAAATGAATAAACTATCTCTTATTAAGAGACTTGTAAATTGGCTTGTTCCAGATGTTCAAGAAAATGCTTCAACAGAAGTTGAAGTAACTGAAAACACACAGGAGGAAGAAATGGATATTGAAATCCTTAAAGAAGCCCTCGGTGCTGTGGTTGACGAAAAACTGGATACCTTCGCTACTTCAATTAAAGAAGAGATTGAAGCATCTGTTCAAGAAAAAATCGACACCATCACAAAGGGATTTGAAGCCAGCTCCGCTGAACTTCAAGAAAAATTAGATGCAGCAGAAAAAGCTCTCGCAGAAACTGAAGAGCAAGTTAGCAAGTTTGCTAACGCTGGTGCTATCAAAAAGAGCGTTGATCCAGAGGAAGACGAAGAGGAAGAGACCATCACAAAGTCTCAAGACAAGTCTTTCTGGGGCAACATGTATTTACCACAAAGCGTCATTGGCGTTTTGGGTTATGAGTCATAAGTAGGAGGAGTAAAATATATGGCATCACAAGAAGAAATTCTATCGAAAGCTGATGAAGTAACAACAAGCGTAGTAGGTAATGACTCTGGCGGCTTAATGAAGCCAGCACAGTCTAACCGCTTCCTTGATTATGTTATTGATCAGTCCGTATTAATGCAGAACGCAAGAGTCGTTCGCATGCGTACACCACAAATGGAAATCGACAAGGTTTCCGTTGGTACTCGTTTGCTTTCAAAGGCAACCGAAGCAACAGACACTGGTTCTAATGCCGCTGTCACATTCAGCAAAGTCTCTTTGAGCACTGTCAAGCTCCGTCTTGACTGGGCAATTTCAACAGAGTCTCTTGAGGACAACATTGAGGGTGCATCCCTTGAAGATCACATCGCACAGATCATGGCTCGTCAAACAGCCAACGACCTTGACGATTTGTTCATCAACGGCAACACATCTTCCAACAACGGTCTTTTGAAGGCACTTGATGGCTTCAACAAGCTTGCAAGAACCAATGGTCGTGTTGTTGACGAAGGAGGCAACAATGTCTCTAGAGCAACCTATGACCGCATCTTGCGTAATTTGCCAACAAAGTATTTGCAGCGCAGAAATGAGTTGAGATTCTTCTCTGGTTCCGGACTCGTACAAGATACGATCTTCAGCCTTGGAAATCCAAACTCTGCAACAGCAGCAACAGCAGGCGCACCATCACCAGCATCAACAGTTGGTGACATGGCATTTTTGCAGGGCGCAATGCGAGCAAATGGTGGTCCAGGTTCAACTGGTATCTCACCATTCGGCATTCCATTGCTTGAAGTTCCTCTTATGCCAGAAGCAGCAGCAGGTGACTACTCAGGCACCAGCGGTTCACATGGCTTCGTTGAGTTGACCTTCCCGAACAACCGTGTTATCGGTATCCACCGTGACATTACTGTTTACCGTCAGTTCAAGCCAAAGACCGACACCATTGAGTACACTCAGTACATGAGAGTTGCAAGCAACATTGAAAATGCTGATTCATATGTAATCGGTAAGAATGTTAAGTTGCGTTCACTGTAATTTGAATTAAAACAAATTGTGATTTGGGGAGGTGTAAAAACCTCCCCATTTCGCATTTATTAAGAAAATATGGTATCCTATAAGTTATGACTGACAATGTAATTAAATCAGAAGATTTGAATAATAAAGAAGAGAAGCCTGTAAAAAAAGCTGCTCCAAAAAAAGCAGCTGCTCCGAAAAAAGAAGCAAAGGTTGTTGAAACAGTTCAGGGTGATAATGTAATTATTGTTTTTGAATGTGGAGCTTCTTATACATCACAAGATGTTACTTTTACAAGAGATAATCCTATTCAAGAAGTTCCAGCAGAAATTGCAAATAGACTTCTTGAATTAGAAAACTTTAGAATTGCAAATCCATTTGAAATTGAAGATTTTCTTAAAAACAAGGAGGATTAATTATGGCAGGAAACCTTAGCAATTATTTGGAAAATAAGGTTCTCGATCACATCCTTGGTACGACTTCTTATACTATGCCAACTGTTTATTTGGCATTGTATACTGTTGCACCAACAGATAGCACTTCTGGTACTGAAGTATCTGGTGGTTCTTATGCAAGAAAAGCTGTATCTTTCAACGCTTCATCAAGCGGAACAGCAACCAATAGTGCCAATGTTGACTTTACAGGAATGCCAACAGCAACGGTTGTTGCTGTTGCTGTCTGCGATGCACTGACCTCTGGCAATATCCTTGTTTATGGTTCTTTAACAAGCAGTCGCTCTGTTACTTCTGGAGATACTTTAAGAATAGCCTCTGGCGACTTGAGTATTTCTCTCAACTAAGGTGGTTTTATGATCAGGAGAGAATTTGTAGGAAATGCTTTAACAACAACATTATCTGCAAATATATCAAATGTTTCTACCTCTTTTTCAGTAGTAGATGGTTCAACATTTCCTACAGGAGCAAACAATCAGTTTGTTATCTCAATAGGTCGTGGAACTCCATCTGAAGAAAAAATTCTAATATCGACCAGAAGTGCAAACTCTTTCACAATTGAACAAAGAGGTTTTGATGGAACAACAGCGACTGCTCATACTTCAGGAGAATATGTTGATCATGTTCTTGATGCTGTTGTTGTTCAAGATATGAATACAACAGTATATGATACTGAAATCTTAAATTGGATGGGGGTCTAATGCCTAATTTAATACCAAAAAATCTTTATATTGGAAATACTCAAACAGGTAATGTATACACAATAACATCAAATACTGGTGGATATGCAATTGTTAAGAATATAAATATCTGTAATACCGGAGCAAGTACAATCACTTCAAATATTCACATAATTCCAGCAGGAGGATCGGCTGTTGCAAATAATCAAATTTTTAGCAACGCTACGATTCTCAGTGGAGAAACATTGACATACGACACATCAATTGTTTTAAATGCTAACTCATCAATATATATTACGAGTAATGCAGCAACAGCATCGTTAGTGATAAGCGGTGTTGAGTATGTTGTTTAACTCTTAATAAAGTATTATTGTAATGTGAGAAGATTAAGATTTAGAAAAGGTTCTTGGATAATAACCCCTGTTCTTATTTTGGGTTTTTTCTCATCTCCTGCAAATGCAGATATTGAATCTGGTCTTTTTGTTACTGTTTACAATAATCTAACCACTAATAATTATTTTAATTCGTCTCCTCCAGTCCCTCCAACAACTGAAGTTTTTGGCACTTATACAACATCAAAAATAGAACACTATTTTGATCAGATACCAGTTCTTGATTTATACGAGGATTTCGTAATTAAGTATGAAGGTTTTATAACATCTGAAATATCACAGGATATTTCATTTATGGCTCAAGCAGACGATGGGACAATTCTCTACTTAGATGGGCAACAAATTACTTATGACTGGTGGGATAAGGGTGGTGGAGGAAGTATCTCTGAGCCTATTTCATTTGAAGCAGGAGTTTCGAAAGAGATAACGCTTTGGTTTTATGAAAATGGAGGAGGAGCTTGGGTTCAACTTTGGTGGTTGGTCAATGGGGAATGGGCAATTGTTCCAGAATCAGCTTTTACAAGACAAGCTTTTGTGCCAACGACTACCACTACTACCACTACCACTACTACAAGTACCACTACTACAAGTACAACAACGGTTCCAGAAACAACAACTGTTCCAGAAACAACAACAACTCTTGAACCAACAACAACCTCAACCATATTAGTGACCACTACAACAAGCACAACTACTACAACGACAACGATTCCTGAAACAACTACAACAACCACAACAGAGGTTCCTAAAACATTGGAAAAAGAAGTTTCTGAATTAATTGAAAATACAGAAAACTTAACAAAAGAAGAAATTGTTGCTGCTATTGAAAACATTATTTCTAATGGTGTTGATTCTGAAGAGGCAAAAGAACTATCCAGCAATCCAGAAATTTTAAATGCTATTACTGGCGAAGAGGCAAAAGAAATTTTTCAAGAAATAGAAGTTTCGGAACTTTCACCACAAGAAGAAGCAGCGCTTGTTGAGGCAATGTCAGATGCCCCAGCAGAGGTTAAAGAAGCATTTGAGGATGAGATTGACATATTCGGAGAAGGTCTAGATGAGTATGTTCCTACAGGATCAAATGTAGATGTAAAAACAAGAAGGGCTGTCATTGCTGTAACTGCCCTTACAACAACGCTTACAACGGCTCCTATGCCCTCTGGAGGCACTCCTAGTGTCCCTAGCGGTAGCCCATCGGGAGGCGGTGGACCATCAGGAGATGCTGGTTCAAATGAAGATCGTAGTAACAGACGATCTAGGAGAAAATAATGGTAAAAAAAATACTAAAAGAACTTCACGCTCTTGCGTGGACTATATCTGGAGGTGTAATTGTAATTATTACATTATCTGGTCAAACAAGAACTTATGGTTTATGGCTCACAGTAGGAGCTTTTGTGGTTCATATGTTTGGAATAATTATTAAGAAGGATGATAATGAAGAATAAAATTTATAAATTAATTTATGGGTTATCCATTGTGACTGCACTGAGCCTATTTGTTCCTTGGCCAACCAACAGCCCAGTTGTTCAACTTGTTGGAGGAGCCAAAGCAACTGGAGGTGGTCCAATTGTTCTTGATGGTATGGATCCAGTTTGTCACTCTGGTTATGAATCAACAGGTCTATACATTGCTAGAGTTCTAAAGAAAGTCCATGATGGTGCGATAAATCCAAACAATGGACACATTGCTATTTTAGGTTCTAATGGAGGAAATAACTCCTGCGGTGCTTCTTGGGCATCAAAACTTCCTGAGTATCTTGGTGAATTCACCACTGCGCCATCTGTTGATTTTTATACGACAGATGCACAGATAAGTTCCTTTTTTTCAACGACCATAACATCTGCAACACCAGCCCTTATCTGGATCCCAGACAACTGGTCAAGAAGTGCATCAAAAGAAACATTATTCACAAATAATGCAGAAAAAATTGCTGACTTTGTAAACTCTGGTGGTGGTTTATTTGCAAATAACGGAACATATGGCTGGCTTACAGCACTTCTTCCGAGTGCTGTTTATAACAATGGAGGTTGCAATGGTGGTCCAGAAGCAACATCTGACGGCATTTCAGATTTTAATTTAAATAACACAATTGTTGCAGCTTGCTGGCATGGATACTTTACTGGCAATGTTGGAACACTTAAAACTCTTGTTGATTATCCATATCCAACAATGTCGAGCACTAGAAAAGCCGTTTCAATTGGTGGTGGATCTGTTTCGTTGCCAAGTTCTTTTACATTGGCAATATCTCCACAGAACCCAAATGCTGGTGAGGATTTAACAATTACTGCAACAGCACAAACACTTGCCGGTGTTCCACAGTCAGGAGTTACTGTTACAGTAACAGTAAGTAGTGGACCAGATGCTGGTCAAACACTTACAGCTGTTACAAATTCAAGTGGTATAGCAACAATTACTGTCAGGACAAATTCTATTGGTACTGCTGTTTATACCGCTACAGCAACTGTTAATGGAGTAGCGAAAACCGTATCAGCGACTGTCTCTTGGAATCCTCCAACGACAACGACTGCGCCTCCAACTACAACAACAGTTGCCCCAACTACGACATTAGCACCATCAACAACCGTTCAGTTAACAACCACAACTGAATTAATAACCACGACTTTGCCAGCAATTTCAGTAACTACTACAACGGTTCATGATCATAGCACCCATAGTCATGGCAAACTACCAGAAACTGGTAGTGGATTCTTGCCAAAAATGTTTTTGGCAATTTTAATTTTAATGATAGGAGCATTCTTTTATGGCCTTTCATTATTGGAGGAAAAATGAAAAATTTAAATAATATTCTTCTTAGAATACTAGCTGTATTCGGGGCTTCTGGTCTAGGTGTCATTGGGGCTGGCGCTGTCGCTGGAGTAAGTCTACCAAAGGCTATTTTTATGGCTGGAATTGGTGGAGTTGCAAAAGTGGTGGAAGGACTAGCTAATGCTTTCCTTGATGATGGGAAACTTGATGATAAAGAGATAGAGTCAATTTTTAGCAAAGCAAAAAGTAAGCCTGATGAACAAGACTAATGTATAATGTTTTTAAGTGATTTTATATCACAAAGGAGATTAAACATGAAACTTTCAG